AAGAATAAGAACAAGAATGAAGACTTTTAAAGACCAAGCTCTTATCGAGACACTCGATACACTACAAGAGACTAATACCAACATCCTCGACAACCCATTCAGGTTGGGTTCCTTAATGTTCTTTGAGACCATCAAAGAAGCACGAAAGTTAGTCAGTGAAGGACGATATAGACTCACAGAAGTCGATAAACATATACTAGAGACAGATATTGGAGATTTTGAAGTATATGAGGGTAATCTAGTACCCCTCGATTGTCCGATGATAGTAGAGGCGGAAGAAAAGAAACAACCCGAATTAAATAAACCAAAAGCAGGTGGCCCAAAAAAATACTATGTCTATGTTAAAGACGGAGACAAAATTAAGAAAGTAACATGGGGTGACACTACAGGTTTAAAGGTGAAACTTGGTAACGAAAAAGCACGTAAATCATTCGCTGCTAGACACAAGTGTTCACAACAAAAAGATAAAACTTCTGCTGCTTATTGGGCATGTAGATTACCATATTATGCAAAACAGTTAGGACTATCCGATGGAGGTAGTTTTTACTGGTAGGAATACATTATGACCAGTGACAACCCATATACAGAAAAACTTTACGAACAACATGGTACTGGGTTACCATATATAATAAGGACATTCTCAGAAACAGTCGATGAAAATGACCTCATTTGGCATAGAGATAAAACAAATAGAACACTTCGAATCCTTTCAGGTATGGATTGGAAGTTACAATTAGATGATAAACTACCTGAAACACTTGCTACTGGAGGCGAATACTTTATTCTCAAAGAGACATACCACCGATTAATTAAGGGTCATGGCGACTTGGTGGTAAGGATAGAGAATATATAAATAATAGTACTATGAGTTATAATAAAGACAACTGGAAAGACAAACTAGACGAAGTCCGTAACTTTGGTCGAGAACCTGCTGTAGTAGTGGAAGAAGTTCTTGATAATGATACAGTAATCAATAACGAGATTGAGGAAGAACTTAAAAAGTTTTTCCAAGAGGATGAGACCACCGAAACAATTGAAGAAGAAATTCTCCTAGAAGCATCCGCTGGTGCAATGATTGACCAATTGTTCAATCTTAAAGGAGATAAGGATTCACAATACGGTGTTGCAAAGATGCTAAGTATGACTGGTGTTAAAGTTGTACAACAAATGCAGAAACAAAATCCACAAGGATTTGAAAAGTTAGTTTCTCAATTAGGTAAAGAGAAAAAGATTACACTACCTACCAATAGTAAACTAATGAAAATGTTTAAAGATGCAGGTATCAAAGAAACAGTACAAGAAGAGAATCTTTCAGTAGAAAAAACTGTAGAAAAACTCGTAGAAAGAAACATGTTAGGTAGATTGGCAAAATCTTTACGTTTGGATGAAGAAGGTAAAGAGAAAATGTTCGACTACTTCGAAAATGGAGAATTAAAACAATAATGAAATTCACATCTATGGGTTTATCAGAAGACCTAATCAACACAATGGAAGCAGTACTTGCCATGGAAGGCGATTACGAAGAGTTCTTTCAAAAAGCACTTAAAAAGTTTGGTGTAGACTCACCAGCAGATTTTAAATCAGAAGAAGAAAAGAAGAAGTTCTTTGACTATGTAGATAAAAACTACAAAGGGAAGGACGAAGAAGTCGAAGAAGGAAAAGCAAAACCTGTAAAAAAGTTCTTAAAATTGGGTGACTGCTCTTACGACAAGAAAAAAAAAGTTAAAGAAGACAACAGTCAAGGAATGGAAGACTTTGTAGAGTACAAGTACAAGTCTGCATCACTCAATAAAATCAAACAAGACCTCAAAAAATTGATGCAAAGAGAATCAGAGTTTAAAGATTCTCAAAAGTATGGTAAGATGTTGATGAAAGCAATGGATAATGTTACTCTTGTTAACGATGACGGCATTCCACATATGACACCAAAGTTCAATAAAGAAATTATTGCTGCTTATAACGGTGACACATCTTTCAGAGAAGACGTTGCATCAATCGTAATTAAACATGATGACAATCTCGCATACGCAATATTTGGAGTATAAGTATGAACATATTTCACGAAGCAAAAAAAGTTCTAGACAAAGATGGTAAAGTAAATCCACTTGGGCCATACGGTAAACAGAAACTTACTGGTCAAGAAGTCGCTTCTTATTTCAAAAAGAATAAAGTATCAGACTCCAAAGTCAAAAGAGCAGTAGAAGTTGCACTCGACCTGAGCGGTGCTATGGATATCGCTGCTAAAGAAATTAAAAACTTCTTTGGTGATAAAATACTTAAATCAAAAGAAGTGCAGTATGCATTAAAATACGCAAACGAAGAAGTTGTATCAGAAGCAAAGATGAAAGACCTCTTCAGAAAACATAAAAGAGAACTTACAAAAGCATACAAAACTGGTGATTTATCATTCATGTCTTCTGCTGGTAAGAAAGCGGAAGATGACCTAACTCAATGGGCATTGAACAACAATGAAATTCATAGTGATGACCCCGATGAGTTTTTTGATTGGTTATCTCGTGACCTTGAAGACATAGTCAAAGGTAAAATCAAAGAAGAAACTGTATCAGAGAACTATAGAGTTCTTNNGTACAGAAGTAGATTACTACCAAAAAGATGGTGCCAAGTACATGGGTAAAATCACCAAGATGACTCCAAAAGGTTACATCGTAAGAGACGACAAGACTAAGAAAGACCATGAGTTCACATACCACGATAGAGTTAAAGCAAAAAAATATCTCAAACAGGGTGATAACATACAAGAAAAAGTAGAGTATGCAGAATACAAATTCAAAAACAAAAGAGATGCTCAAAAAGCATTAGACTACTTTAAAAGTCAACAGTTAATCAAACTAGAAATCAATGATGACGGATTGAGTCATGGTGAACTTGCAATTGATGCTGGTAAGTATGACATGACCAAGTATCACAAAGAAGTGTTAAAGAAATTTAAACCAAAAGTTCTTACAACAGAAATGGCATCTGCACAACAGGCAGCAATCGCAATCGCAAAGAAACAGAAAAATGAATCTGTTATGGATTCATACAGAAACATGTGGGAAGAATCACTAGATGAAGCAGTTGCAGACCTCACTGTGGATATAAGAAACAAAATATCAAAACCTGCTGACCAAAACAAACATGCAATGGAAATTGCAAAACAGGCAAAAAGATTTGGTTTAAAAAGTTCATTGATGGGTAAACATGTCAGACTCAAAGGTGGTAAGAAGGCAGTCAATGACTTTCTAAGAGTAGTCATTGGTAAATCATCATATGGTGACCCAACTGAACAAGACACATCAACACCTCAAATCGATAAGATGTTGACTAAGGGGTTAAAATAACATGAACTTAATGGAAACCTATAGAAGTATCGCAGAAGCGGCACCAAAAATGAAAAAGTTGGGCATATACGGTTCAGAGATTAGTGGATTAAAATACAAGAATGGTACTTATAATGCTAAACCAGTAATATATGGTAGTAATAAGTTAGGATTCAGAGTTCAAAATGAGTTTGGAGACTTTGAAACTGTCGACCTTAAAACATTCGCCAAAAGGTTTGGATAATGGATAGAGTAGACGCCAGATATAAACTCTTTAAAGAAAAATTAAAGAAACTGGGATATGCAAAGAAAGAGGCAAAAGAAACTAACGCTGTTTTAGAAAAGGCGGGTGACTTTGGTATGATGTCTGATGCTGGTAATAAGAAAATTGCACGTGCCGTTAAACAGTCTAAGTCAGAGAAAGAACTCAAACAAAAGTTAGAGAAAATTTCTACAATGGCCGGCGGAAAGTATTCTGAAGCAACTGAAGATGAAGTACTTGATAGGGCAATTTCTGCCTTCCAAGATACTGCAATGGGTTCTCAGGCATGGGCAGATAAAAATATCGTTGTCCAACTTGGTCAATTTAGAGACCATATTAAGGATGGAGAAGTCTCCACCAACGATAATAAAAAGACGAAAGTAAAGAGAGATGATGCGGTAAAGGTTTATGATACTTTAATGAAGGTTAAGGCCCCTATTCGTGATAAATACTCTAGACTTTTACAGAAAGACGCAAACACGTTTAAAAAGACTTTTGATGCTATATTGAAAGTCGCAAACAAATAAAGAGGAAATAAAAATGGCATTATGGGGACATACTTCAGGTTCAGAATCAAAACCAAATTGGTTATCTGATGCTGATAAACAAAAAACTGTAGCAAAACCACACGGTTGGGAATTAGTTCGTAAAGTTGGTTCAAGAACTTTGACTGAAACATTAGTTGCGATGAAAAATCTAACTACTGCCTTGGGTGCTGCTAACTTAACTGATATCGATTGGAATATCACTGCTTTTGATAAGTCGGAAGGTGGAACATTATCTGTTACTGCAACTTTTAACGAAGATGTAACAGTAACTGGAACACCTCAACTATCTGTTAACAATGGAAGTGGAAGAGGCCCACACGTATTATCATACGCAAGTGGTTCAGGTACTAACGAACTAGTATTCACATTAGTAATTGGTGCTGCTAACGCTGCTACAAATGCTGGTGATGTACTTTCAATTGGTGCTAACGCAATCGCATTAAACAGTGGTACAATTAAAGATAAGGGTACTGCAACAGTAAGTACAATTACTAACATTGCTGGAGTTGGAACTGCTGCTGGTACAATTACTGTAGTTGCATAAACAATAGGGAAAAATTATGAAGAAATTTAAAGACTTTTTAGATGAATCATATATGGACGGCGCTGGTCTATCTTCAGAGAAGGTACCATTTGACGTTGATGATTCGGTTGTTAAACAAAAAGTTAACGCTATCTTAGGACACACTGCAACAGTTGAGTTCATGAATCCACTTGCTGCTTTGCAACAGATGGAATCTAAACTTATGCAGTTAGGAATGACTAAACTAAGAAGTGTTGGTGAAATGGGTGTTGTACAGAACGAAGAGTTTGATGACGCTGGAGAGATGGATTTAGAGTTCACAAGATATGAGTCATTTGGTAAGACTGTAGACACACCAAACGATGAGTTCGAAGAATCATCTAAAGCATATACCCTAAAGGTTAGATACGAAAAACTAGAAACTGGTTCATTCAAAGTTTACGGTTCATTAGTATAAAAAAAACTAGACATTAAAAGGGACTTTACGTCCCTTTTTTTATGGCTGAAATCGCCTATATAATTGTATATTATGAAACTCTTTGATACCCTTACAAACAAAAATTTTACTGCATTCGCTCAAAAACACTATGACGACCCACAATGTGAGACCATAGAAGACTTTGAGGAAGATTTGCGTAGATTCCGTTACCTTAAACGTCTCTTACACAGATACCATGAAAATGGTGAGATGAGAGAGCGTCTTATGTTAAACCATATCATTACCATATTCAATGTATTTGGATTTGATGCATCAATGAAAATGTTGGAGTTTAAATTGAAGGATGAGAAATATTGGATATCTGTTAAGACAATGTTACTCTACTTGGGGTACATTAATGAGTCGTGGTCACCCGAGATGCCTCTTGACGATGCACTTGTACAGAGGTTACGAGATTTATAAACGCTCCCATAGCTCAGTTGGTAGA